CCCAATTCTACCCGTTGTTGGCCCGCCAGAATTCCTTTTGGAGATTTGCCCAATCGACCCACTGCTCTGAATAGAGATCGTAGACGAGCGTTTCTGTATCCCCGAGCCTCAAGACATAAAAATCGTGACCATCGAGCGAAAATGTCCACACGCGCAGCTTAGGATTTCCGATGCGTCCGCGCACCACCCCGAGCGTTCGAGCCTGTGAGATCTCGATTGTTGTTCCACCAAATCCGAGCGTAACAAGTGAGCGAGCTTGCGATGCTTCGATGGATACAGTCGGGAAATTGATCACCGCCAGAGAGCGTGCGAATGTCAGTTCCAAGTCAGACGAGACTAGGGAAACTACAAGGTCCCGCGCTTGCGAGACTTCGACGCCGACTGCCGAAACCATTTACAGCGTCCGGTTGAATTGAATATTCGAAGCATCCACAGCCGTGGGAAGCCACGCAACGCCGGTCGCCGGATCCGTCTCCTGAATATCGGAATAATAGGTGGGTGCCGTGGTAATCGGCCGGTCCGCTCCCAGAGCCGTGGAAGCGCCCGATATCAGGCCCACCTGCAATTGCCCGTCGCCGCCGTCCGTCTTTCGAGCCCTCACAAGCGTCATGAGTGTTTTCACACTGGTGACGTCTGCCGGGAGATTTGTCTGTCCCATCTTGTCAGCGGCCGGAGCCGGGAATGCTGCGCTGATAAACGAGCTATCAACCGGAGGCGATTCGTTGACCAAGCTGAAACCCGTCGCGCCGCTCGATAGCGTCCACGTCAAGGCAACGTCGGAATTTGGTGTCAGATTGACGACGTTCACTGTGCCCGCAAAATTGTTGTTCCGTGCACCTGTGCTGTCCCAAATGAAGAAATCCTTGAAATAGATCGGCAAAACCTGCGTTGCGAGATCTCCACGCCCTGATGGCGCAAGCACCACTTGAGCCACGGTCAAATCCGCGCTGTTGCCGGTATCCTGGTTGGCCAGATTGAGCACAGTCACACCGTTTACCCGCACTTCGACGGTGCCCACGGTGTCACTGATTTTCACCTTGGCTTCAATGTGATTGAACGAATTCGCTGCAACCACAGGCCCCGAGGACGCGCCCAAAAGCGTGCCAGTCGGGAAAGACTGTGTTCCGCGCCATGCCTGGATGACGCCCGTGCTCGTCAATGCAATTGACACATGCGTGACGTTCGCGCCGTCGTTGAAGCGAAAGAAGCAGGGATTTTCAGCGCCACTCGGCAAGCCTTCAAACCACACCCGCGCACACATGCCCACCGTTGCCTGTGCAGACGGAAGCACTTTGCGGACATTATCAAAAAAAGCCACGGTGCCCAATTTCAGGACGGTGCCTGTGATAATCGGATCCGGATCTTCGACGAGAAGGCAAGCCGCAGCCGCATAAAGCCCATCAAGCATGAATGCCGGAGTGGTTCCGTAGCTCTTGAAATCGTCACACCATACTGCGGCCATGTCTCTTACTCCAAATCAGGGAACCAATGACGCCTGATACTGAATTGATTTTCGAATGCGTTCCGCGATATCCGGACGGCTGATTTCTTTCAAGCCGTTGGATATCTGAAAAACAGACCCTTCCGTGTCTACGATTATCATACTGTCCTTAATTTGGATAGCTGTGCCTTCCCATGCGCCCCGGTCAAAAACGACGCCCTGCATGCGCAAAACCGGCGTATCGATATTTCCGGTGAAATACCAAGGTTCCGTGGTTTTCGTGCCGGGCAACCAAAATTGATCACCAAAGACAACGACGCCCGAAATCGGATCTGGCGCACGCTCGGCCGTCGCAAAATCGAGCGCGTCCACAGTCGTTTCGCCGGGATTGATCCAGTAGAACCGTCCGTTGATCCCTTGGCCTTGCGCGGGCACTACAACGACATAACTGGCGACATATCCAACACTGATCACCCCAACATCGTCGGGCATGTCTACTTGGAACCATGAAGCAGCCCCGCCGCCTGTCAGCGTTGCCGCAGTCCATGCAATAGCCGCGCCTGTCTCTGTCGTCGCAATCGAGTTCCCAAGCGCACCGATCAGTGTTGCCCTGATCGTCACCAAGGTTGACGAGATCATGATGACCTGAATTTGAGTATTGGCTGTCAGGAGCCCGCTGTATTGCGTGCCAGGAACGCCGGTATGACCAAACGCGTCGGCAAGATTTTGCCATGCCTCCGCCGTCGATCCGCCCAAAGCCACGAGCCACGGATTTGCATTCGTTCCAGCCGGGGTGCCCGCGTTCACACTGCCGGACGTGAATTTGTAGTATGTCGTGCCGACTACCACAACGTCATTGTTGGCAGGGACGCCCGAGATCGTGCCCTGTGCGTAGCCGTTCTCGATATAGCACATGAGAGAGGATCCGGCCGCGACAAACAGATATGCAGGCGTGGTGCCAATATTGCTTGTCGCGGCCATCGCAACGAAGCCGTCAATGCTGTTGCTTGGAATATCCCCAATCAGTGTCACCACTCCCGTGGTGCTTACCCGCCAGAGTTTGTCATAGCTCGCCACAAACAAGGCATCACTAAAGCTGCCCGGCTGGCTGTAGACATTGCGAATTGGTCCGTCACCCACGTATATCCAACGGCGCATCCCCATGCGCGCGATCAGTCCCACCTGTTGATCCGTGAGGACGGGGTTTTGCTCGAAATAGCGATTGCGCATGTTAATGCGCGCTTCCTTTGCTACCCCCCGGAAGTAGTCGCTACGAGCAAGAGGGATATCGGCCATGCCTACCTCCCCCAATAACTGCCACGATCAAATCCCTGCGACGATGAAAATTGCCGCTGCTGATCGTAGCTTTGAGTGCTCATGAAAGGCCAAGAAATACCGTCATCGATTTCCAGCGGCATGGATTGCAGATAGCGAGCAACGAAGCTGGTGCGGCCCTGCTTCATGATCGCCGCGCTTTGTTCATCCATTGAACGGCCGTAGCGCGGGTTGAGCCGCAGCGCCAACATGAGGATGAAGAATGATTCAAATTCGTCCGGAAACGGCAAATTATCCACCGCAGTCAATGCAGTGAGTTTTACCCATTGCCCGAGATCCGCGCGATAGAACCATTCCTGAAATGTGCCGTTCACATTGAGCAATTTGGTTGCAGCATTTTCGATTGTCCGGCCATTGGCATCGAGCGTCACCGGAAAGGCTGCAAGACGGCCGAAAGGATCAGCGATGCCCATACGGGCGCCGTCCTGGGGCCACACAGTCAGATAAACCGTTAATGCCGTTGTGTTTACTGCAATCAGGCGCCGGTTGATCGTCGGGCGCTGAATTTGATCAGGCGTGAAACTGATCGGATCGGCCATGCTTTCGCGGCCGTATGTGCCCAAAGGCCAATCGCCCAATTCTTCGCCTGCGTCACCGCCATAGATGGCTGTGATGATTGCGTTGAAAAGCCGAAGCGCTTCCGTGGACTGTAGAGCCGTGGGCGCTTTTCCGAGAGGCAGAATGTTAGCCTCTCGGAAAGCATCCGTGATAATTGATGAAATCAATACGGTCACGGAACCACCCCATAATTACAGATCGAGATTTGGCGCAGCCGGTGCTGCCGGACGCGGAACACCTACTTTCATGCGCCACAGGCCCTTGCTGGTCAAGCTGCGTGATGCAGCATGCAGTTCAGGATCAAACGGTGCGCCGGACGAGTCAACGGCAGGAGCTTCCACAGGCTTGGTTTCCTCCGCTGCCTTGGCAGGCTTTTCAGCCTTCTCCGGCTTGTCGAATGCGGCCGGATGATCCTTGAAGCCCTTGGGCACTTCGGCTTCGTTTTCGCAAAGCACGCTTTCGCCGTTGGGTCCATAGCGCCATGAAGGCCATGCTTGAAATTCTGACATTGACTTTCTCCTTCTTAGAATGTGTCGATTGTTCCACCGGCATAATCGGTGAAGCGCGACGGGATTGCATTGTTCGACGCGATATAAGCGCCTGCCGCTGCATAGAAACGGAAGCCGGTGCCTTTGATATCGAGCATCGGATCCGTGACGTATACGCGGGCGCTATTGTCTGCACGAAACATTGTCGGCTGAATTGTGCCGCCTGCCCAAATGTCTCCGAAATCATCCTTGACAACCGGGCTCACTGCCCAAGAAATCGTGGTATCGATCGATCGATATGTGCCGCCGCGATTGCCTTCATAGATCCCGCAGACGTCCAGGCCAGTCACGTCATTGTGGCTCGTCCAGCCATTGTTCGACTGTGAAGCTCCGCGCCCATTATCATCGGCCCCGCAATTCACCGTCATGCAGTAGCCGCGCGTTGAAGGCGTCAGAGCATTCTTGAAGTTGAAGCCATCGGACCAATTCGCGTCAGCTTGACACTGGTAAAACGCTGCGATGCCGTGAATGCTATCCACAGCCACACCGTTACCTGCCGTGTTGGTTGATCCACCACCATAACGGAAATTTGCGCGCTTTACGACAAAAGCCTTATTCACACCCGGCTTGACTGTCGGGTTATATCGCACGCATCCGACTTGCCCGCCTTGGAAATCCCAAAGCGAATTATTGTCCGCGATCCCGAGGAAAATATTCACCGGGTTTGTCACGCGCATATTGTCAACGTTTGCACGGAAAATCCGCGTCGTTGCCTGTGTTGGTTGCGCACCGTCAGCACGATTGAGATAGATCGTGCCTGCGTTCAATACCCATGAATTTGGTGTGCGATTGCAAATCGCTGGTGTGGAAACCGGCGTCAATTCCAGATAATTTCCAAAGCGATCAATCCGTGTCAGGTCAATGACACGGTTGGCGTTCCCAAGTGCAAAAGAATAGGTATTGGTGAATGTCGCGTCGGCTGATGGCGTTGCATAGTCATCCCAAGTGCCCGTTGTCACCAAGCCGCTGGCGATGAAAGAAATATCAACGGCAGGCGCACCTGTGCCGCCCTGATGAAAGCCGTTGGCCCGGTTATAGTCGCCAGCCGCAATAATGATTTGTGACGCCACCGCAGCCGTGTTCGCCGCGACAATCGCCGCGCCAATCGTTTTCTTGGCGGTGCCAGGCGTGAGCCCGTTGTTCCCGTCCGCGCCTGTGCTGACATTCACGTAGAACGTCGCAAGCGGCGATTTACGCGCCACCGAAAACTTATCAAAAAGTTCTTCTGGTGTGAGCCCTACGCCTCCCCGTGGAGCGCGCGGATCTCCATAATAATGGACGTCCGGCGTGAATTCAGCAAGCTGCCATGCCGTCACCCACGGGGCCGGGAGAGAAATCGGCGCATCCGAAAAAGAGCGACGGCTGCTTATGCGCGAAGAAAGTGTGGTCGTGTCAGAAGCAGCCATTTGCCTATCCTCTTAAATAAACAGGGTTCCAGCGGCCGTTGTCAATGCCACGGTGCCGCCGTTCGGTGTGTTGAACAGCAAGGGAATTTGAACGTAGACGCCCGCAGTCACCGGAAGCGCACTGACATGCACCGTGCCATCCACGTCGGTAATTGTCATCGTGCCCGTAACAGTGGGAAGAAACCCGGCTATATGGGTGCCGTTGACCTTGTAGCTCGTCCCGGCGCCCATCGCTTGCGGTCTGTAATATTGTTTGACGAGTGACATTTTCAGGATCCTTGCCCTTGGAATAAAGGCCCCGACCACAACGGGAGTGATCGGGGCCTATCAACCTTCGCCGGAGAACAAGCGAAGTGCGCCCAATAAATTAAGCGCCGTTGATGCGTGCGATCCGCATACGTTCACGAATATTCGCGTTCATAGCGACGTCGAAGCGCACCTTGTGTTCGCCCGTATCGAATTTGCTGTGCTGCCACATGCGGACAGTCAGCGGGATCTTCGAAAGGCGACGACGCATCGACGTATCCGAAGCCGGAAGGATCAGCGGAACCGTGTTGACCACGATTGATTCCTTTTGGAGAATCATGCGCGGTGAAAGCGTTGCGCTGGCTGCACCAAGGAACGTAAGCTGCGCATTGTCGGCCGGTGCCGCAGTCACAGTCGCGTGAGCCTGGTTGATGTTGATATCATCGCCAGCGCCCGAGCCCGGAACGATCATGGCGGGGAAAATCACGAGCGTGATATTGCCTGCACCGTCCGCCGTGGCATCTGCAACAACCGTATATTGCTGCAAGCGTGCAGGAGTGACTGCGGCCTGCTTGCGGTTGTCATAAGCGTTCGAGCCCGTAACGGTGAAAACTTCACCGGCCTTGACTGTCGCACCCGCTGCCAAGCCGTCGCAGATAAGGTTCTGTGTCAGGCGACGTCCATTGACTGTGCCAGCCTTGGCAACAGCCGAGTAGTTGACGTTTTGGTTGGCGCCATTGACCAAGCAGTTGGTCGCAACGCGCGTTCCGACCGCAAGGGTTGGAAGCTGGTTGGTAAACAGGGTGCGGACGCCATTGATTTGGCCCGAGAAGCCCTGCCGATAAGTCGAAGTGGACATGCTATCGGGTGCAGGCAGCTTCACAATCTGATCACCAAGGTTCTGCATGTCGAAGTAATTCATAACATAGGCAAGATTATCATCGCCCACGCCATTTTCCTTCAACCGGGTATAGCCTGCAACGGCGTCCACCCAATTGCTGATCGCGTTGCCCGCGCCTGCGTTGCCGACCCAATCGGCCGATGCCAGTGCGGCGGTCTGCAAGATATAGGCGTCGATCTTTTCCGCCATCGAAGTCGCCGCACCCAGGAGTGCCTTGCTTTCGCGTGCGTCGCCAATCGACTTGATCTTGACGAAATCGCCCCATCCCATGTTGGCGTTGAACGTGCCGTCTACCGTGAACAGTTCGGAACCGAAAACAGTGCCGTCAGTGCCCGCCGAGAGATCCTTGACGCCGTTGGTCGTGCGCGTGATGTTATAGCGCGGCGTGACTTGTTCGAGAATTTGGAGGCCGTTGCGGTCGTCCATTTCCCCATCATATTCGTTCCACGTCACGCATTCGGCGCTGACGAGATTATTCTGCAACACCATCGCAAAGGCGTTGAGAACCAATTTCTGTTGTTCAACAGTTACCGTGCCCATCGGGATAGTCCCTTCCTTGAAAAGTGGATCGGACTATCCCGATACCACGAATTACCTACCTCGTTTCGCGTCTGCTTCCCAAGCCTTCTCGAACTCATCGAGATTATCGGTAGCTCCGCTAATCTGCGTCCGGGAATTGGCCCCTCGCGCTGTATGTGTCGGCGGATCGCCTGCCTTCGGGATCTTTCGGCCGCTCTTGGCCTTGCTGATCTCCGCGTCACGCTCCGCCACGTATTTTAGCTGCTGATAAGGGGAGAGCTTCGCCACTCGGGAGGCTTCGGCCTTATCCTGGGCCAGATCGTAGAGGATTTGCGCGCCGTGTTCGGCATCGTGCGCTGCCTCAAAGGTTGGTTGGGAGAGATCCCAATCACCCCGCATTCCGGCTTCGACAACACTTTCCTGAAAATCTTCGAAAAGCTCGGTGCCTTTGGTTGCGAGAGTGTCAACCTTTGTGAGAAGTTCCTGCTGCTGCCGTTGGGCCGCTTGCTGGTTCTCCCTTTCCTGCTCACGTTGCAGGACCGTTTCAGCTTGCTTGGTCGCCTTTTGATCAGCGAGCCATTCCAGCTTATCCTCGATATAACGGTCGTCGAGGTGCCCGAGTGGATATTTGTCGGTGTCGGTAGGATCCGGCGCCGCATTTCCAGTGTCAGAATTAACACCGGATTTTCCCCCTTGCAAGAGCTTTTCTAAATTTTCCAGACGTGCAGCCAAATCCGGTGCCGGAGCCGTTTGAATTTGGCGCAATTGACGAGCCAATTCAGCCTTTTCCCGCTTCAAGCGGTTAATCTGGCTTTCCTTGGGATCCTTGGGCGTTTTGGGCTCTTTTTCGCCTTCCTCACCTTCATCTTCCCCGCCTTCGTCCTGGTTTTCTTCGGTGGGCTTTTCTTCCTGCTTTTCCTCAACGTCAGGCGTTTCCTTTGCCTTTTCGCCAGCAAGATTGCTTTCGCCCACTTCGACTTCGCCGGATGTTTCAAACGCGGCAAATTCGGCATCCTGTGGATGATCAGGCGCACGCAAATAACGCCCTACAGCCCGTTCCGCTGTCGTCATGATCAGCCTTGTTTTAGTCGTCATTGTCATTTTCCTGTTCTCCATTTTTTCGGGATTGAAATTCCATATCGCGCAAGTCGAAATCCCGATCTTCGTGCGCTAGGGCATTGTGTTGATCGAGTGTTTTCATCACCTGATCAAACTCAACATTGTCAGCATTTGTCAGCCGTTCGTCGTTCTTTCCTTCGACGTCCGATTTCCGGCTTTGCGCATCGAGCACGGCTTTATACGCCTGCGCCAATGCCAGATTTGCGCGGGCTTCGTTATTCTTGGCCTTCGCGCTCAAATCGGCAATCTGCGCCTGTGCTTGAGCCTGCTCAAGTTCCGCCTGCATCTGCTGCATCTGCTGGTTAGCTGCCTGCATCTGCTGCATTTCCGGCGTCATTTCATCCTCCGGAACCATGCCCGGAGGCAGTTGCATCTTGAAGCGCCGTGCGAATTCGCCGGACTTCGGCCAATCCTGCGCTTCCGCGATAAGATCCATGACGCTTGCGGCCGTCTGCGGTGCAGCGTTGACAAAGGCCATCATCTGCTCGTTCGCAAGCGCACGCTTGGTTTCGGTGGCCGGACCAACGGAGACAGTCACCCCGTATTTGCCCATCGTTACATCGGAATTTGGGTCACTCGGATCGTTGATCTTTTGCAGGAGCATCTTGTCATCACGGCCGATAATCGTAACGATCCGCTGTGTGTCATAGATATACGGAATAAGCTCGTTGATGTTTTCCGCGCAACGCGTGTCTGCGATTTTTGACCTGTCGGTATAGATGAATGTTCCCACGTCGGAAACCATCTGCCGCTGCTGGATCGCAACCTTGGAGACTTCGTTCGACGGCATGCCCAAAGCCGCTTCATGGATATTCGAGATATCCTTAAGATCCTGGGTTGCCATGCCTGCTTCGTTGACAAGCGCCGCGTCAATTCCCGGTGGCGGGATATGGACAGGCGGATTTTCCCCATCGTTGTAATAGAGGAAAGGATCGTCGCTAGACGGTGCCCGACGCCATTTTGGCTCGTGCCCCTTGATTGCGTCCGGCGTCGTCAGCCATTTGTTGCGGGGAGCCGCGACAAGCTGTTCCGCGACGGTCGAGCGCCAATAGTTGTGTAGGCGTTGCGGATCCTTGAGGAACCGGATCAGGCCCCAACGGTGGATCTCCTCGCCGTCATTCAGTTCCCATCCTGGGACACGATAAACCGGCAGAGACGAAATCGGGTAATCATATGGCCCTTCGAGAATGGCATTGCCGGAACAAATGTATAGCCGGGCGAATCGCTTGGGCACCTCACGGGTATAGAGAGATCCATCAGCGCGCGTCTCCACGAAAGGCGCATACTCGTATTCCTCCATATCAGTGACGTCGTGCACCGCGCCATCCCGATAGAGCGCAAGCACCTTCGTGCCCTCTGTCACCATGCGCCAATAGGACACAATCCGAACGGTATCTTCCGAGATCCAGAAACCACTTTGGTTCCAGCGCTTTTCATTCAGAAACGACACTTCTGCGGCCCAAGGCCAGCGTTTCTTGAATTCTTGCTGCGGGATATCGTCGCCCACAAAGGCCCATTGGCAATCCCGACCGGACGGCTCGATCCCGAGCGGATCAAACACGGCTGAATAAGGATCCGTGATCGCCGCCAGCTTGATCTCTTGCTCGAAAACGTCGTCGCTCGTGTAGTCTATCGAGAGCGTATAGGCCCCTTCGCCGCCCACAACCTGATACTTGCTGGCTTCGTCACGGGCGAAATCAGCGTGCGAATTCTTGAAAATCGATCGAATGAGCCCTTCGCGGATCTCTGCGATCTCCTTGGTGCCTGCCTTGTCCGGATAGACACGTATTTCCGTCTCGTTCATCAGGCGGTTGCCAAGAATTTGGGCGACGAACGCGATCAGGCGGTTGAATGTCAGGACCGGCTTGCGGATATCCTTGCGGCGTTGTTCAACGACGGGATCCCACTGGTTGCCCACGGCGAATTTTGCGTCATCCTTGCCCGCCAGGATATTATGCTCATTGAAGCCGTAGCCCCATTCATATTTGGCGCGCATGTCATCGAGAAAAGCATCTTCGCTGTCGAAGCCTGCCAATGTTCTCTTACGATTACGCGGAATTTCGCGGTCCTCGCTCGCAATATTGTCCCGAATGCCCGCCATGCCCCAAAACTCCTGTAATCAGCCCATCCAGCCCGTGCTGCCGCTGTAGCTCCAATCGTCCTCAACCGGAGGACCGCCCCTGTGTCCTA